TGATTGAGTGACAACTATCAAAGACAATCTTTCTGAGGCTGTGTGTCTGATGTGCGGGCATGTGGAGTACGAACCGACATGGCGAAGTGGCAATTGTACCTCTTTGCTGTCCAATCCTGAGAAGATGCAAGGTCGAGCCCCTACTGTGTGGTTCTGTGTTGATTGTGCGTGGTGGAAACAATGAGTCGCCGACGCTCGTCCGACCCTGCTGACAAAATCACGATTTCATTACCGCGCTCGTTGAATACTCGATTGAACAACCATCTGTCATTCAACATGTCAAGGTCCGCTTGGATCACTGCCGCAATTCGAGATAAGTTGAATGGTCACAATGATGATTTTGTCAAACTTTCAGAGGCCACCCTCGAACAGTTGGTTGTCAGGGCCCTTCACACTTGTGACCAGCACACAGCAGAATATCAAATGCTTCTCACTGTGTACGATTTTGTCCGGAAACCGGAAACATCAATGTGAGGCCAAAAACATCAATGTGCGAATTTGGCTCAAAATCAAACTTTGCTTCGACCAGGATCAAGAAGAGCTGCGAAATTGATTCCCCGAAATCCGGCAAATCAAATCAATGTAGCAAGTTGAGGAAATTGCAAGAGAACGATGAGGTAGAGCAAACGCTCACACCAAACAATGCGTTCATTTTGTTCTTGGTCTACAGGGGCCAACGGGATTTCCATGTCAATCAAAACATCAGGGTGTTGCCATTGTCAGCCAACTTGCGTGGTGGTTGTTGTGCGCGGATAGGACCAGCGACTAAACCACGACTCAATTCAAACCGAACCCAATCAGGTACGCCACCCAATCCCGGAGTGGTCAGACCAAATGCGGAGTCAAATGGTTGCATGGTCCGTGCGGAGCGCAAAAATGTGCGAACGGTTGCCGTTGTCATCATCTTCTCGCTGTCGTTCGAGGAATATGGAAGGAAGAAATCAGCAAGCGCATTGCCTCGAAGCATCCGTTCAGGCCTGATTCCACCGTATTTCCACATTGGAAACACCTGACCAACATTTCGAGCCGGTAGAATTGTGCGCCCCTGTTGCATCAAATTGATTCCCTGTGCCACACTGCGTTCTCGAATGCATCCAAGACCATACGATGTGGTTGACGCTTTTTTGTCATCGGAAGCGACATAGAATGAAAATGCAATGTTATCCACCAATGCGCCCGCTGATCCATGAATGAATCCAGTAATGTAAAGCGTCGGAGTATAGAATGAAAATGTTGGTTGAGCCCCTAAAAATTGGTTAGGAAACTGCTCAATGGCAAAGAATTCATCCTGACGGGCGGATGAACATATAGCCTTCATCAATACAGTGTCCGAACCGGCCATTTGACCGCGCTTGAGGTATATGGGAGTGATGTTCATTTCAGAATAGATGATTGGGTATGGTGACAAGAACCATTCAATCACCAACGGCGTATCTGTGTCTGTGGATGGAATGGCATCTTGAAAGATGTCCATTTGAACGATATTGTGTCGAACGCCTGAAGTCAAATTGATTTGCTTTTGGACAATCCCTAATCCTCCAACCAGTTCGATTTGAGGAATCTCAATGGTTTCTCGAATCTCCTTTAACACCATCACTTTCGCCCCTTTTTCTTTGTTGATCTGTTTCCTTTTCGGTATTGAACGCCCATTGCTTTCAAGTTCAATAGGCCTTTCTTTTTACCACTCTTGAATACAATCTGATTCGACTTTTTTGCGCAATAGCGATTCCATGCGTTAGGCTTGCGTTTCTTCGTGGAGGCCATAGGAACGCTCTCCACGACAGCAGTGGCTTCCATAGCGTCGGTTGGAATGACCTGTGTCAATACTTCCCCCTCTTTGATGTAAATTTGGAAGGCAGGTGTGCCTTGAATCAAATATGCTTGATACGCGGGGATTGCAATCATGTCAACCGGAAAGACCGTTTTTTGGTCGCCAAGAATAAATCCAGCAATACCGCCAAGAGTCGCACCAACAGCCGTACCGCCAAGAGGAATGAGAGAACCAATTTTTGCACCTGTCATAGCACCTTCAGCACCTGAAGTCAAGCGTTCTGCTAACTCTTCTTCGTCACTCAAATTGATGCGTCGAGAATAATACCGACCTTGTTGATCTGTTGGCAAACGCTCACCTCACAGGTCTTGCGCCTGAGTGAGCATTTCGGTCATGTCTGCTTCGTTGAGTTTGACAGGTTCGCCAATAATCATGACATCCACTTCGAGTGTGTCGCCAGCGTGTGTACCCATGAAATGGGCGGCAACGCCAATCAATAGGTCAGACACGACATTGTACCCATCAGGGTGAAGGTCAGGTGTACCAAAGAGAACCCATTGGTTTTGGAAAGTTCTGTCTGCCTGAGAACCTTCGATGAGAGATGTGGTCATTTCGAGGACACTGATAACATCAGGTGAAGCAATTCCGACATCCGACGCGTTCTCGTACGCGGTTGTGGTAGCGAAGATTTTGAGGGCGCTGAAAGCCGAAAGTGTTGGTCCTGATGCACCATTAACCAAAAGAGGCTCAAAAACGCCATTTGGTTGATTTGGGGCTCGAACTTGGAAACGAATTTCCTTGATTGCCATGCCTTCACGCTTGACAACATTGACGAAATCGGATAGATCAACTCGGCCATACACTAAATCGGTATCACCTGAGCCATCCACATCAAATTGAAGTCGGTCACGAAGAATTAGGTCACGGGTATTTTTTGCCATGTTTCATTGTGTAATGGTTAAAGTTCTTAGTACTAGTTCTGACCTACCACCCTTAATCCATGTCGCTCCGGACAGTGAAAAGGTACGCAGTACCTCTTCCATGTCCACATTCTGACCATCTCAATCATTCATACCGAATGAATTGATATACGGGGCCGGTTTAGACGGGTCATGGGAGATAAAATCACGACCATCGAGGAGATTGACGACAAATTGCAAGACCTGATTCAACTTTACCGGTTGATGTGGCCCAATTTCAACAGTATTGGGCCTGTCGACAAAGTTGTTCAACTCCTCCATCAAGCCTACAACGCCAACGGACAAGTTGCTGATGCAATCGACAAAGGGTGGGTTAAGTGACTCGCACTATGATTCACGGTGGCGCAGTTGACATCCTGTGCTCGTGCGGTTCCCCATTTGTCAAAACAGAATCTTTGAATTATGGTTTTCGTTTATTGTGTTACTGTGATGGCTGTAATGTTTCGTTTGCTTTGGATGTGATTGAGTGACAACTATCAAAGACAATCTTTCTGAGGCTGTGTGTCTGATGTGCGGGCATGTGGAGTACGAACCGACATGGCGAAGTGG